GAATTTCACCGTCCACACTTTATAAGTATCTAAAGAAAGGAAACTAAGGGAGACAGTTGAATTGGCATCCATTGAACGAACAGCTTATCCAAGATTTAAGAGAAATCCAACCGTCAAAGAACTTCGTGATATTTACTCCGTAACTCCCGATGAGAATCGATTTGCACATCGTGTAGCTCGTGGTTCCGTACCCGTACTTAGTCTTTTGGTTTTGTTGAAGTCTTTCCATCGTTTAGGATACTTTCCTCGTCCAAAAGATATTCCCGTAGCAGTTATTAACCATGTACGTAGCTGCTTAAATTTGCCTTCGGAGATAGAGCCTAATTTTCAGAGTAAATCCCTATATCGTCATCAAAAGGCCATACGTGAGTATTTAAATGTTACTCCGTACGGTAAAGAGGCTTTGCATATAGCGACATCCGCAATCTATAAAGCAGCACAAGTGATGGATAATCCTGCTGACCTTATCAACGTTGCCATTGCTGAATTGATCAAAGAACAATGTGAACTGCCGGCTTTCAGTACACTGGATCGACTGACCCGCCGGGTAAGGACACTTGTCAACTATCGATTATTTCACACGGTTCTCGCTCGATTATCTAATGAAGAAAAACATAAACTGGATGAACTATTGGAAACCTCTGATCAAAAACGAAAATCTGATTATCATTACCTTAAGGATTTGCCCAAAAGCCCGTCTCTTTCTCATATGAAAGACCTTCAAACCAGATTATCTTGGTTAACGTCCTTTATCGTAGATATACATCGTTTATTGAAGGATATCTCCAATTCAAAGATTAAACATTTTGCTTCAGAAGCTCGGGCATTAGATGCTGCAGAAATCAAGGATTTTTCGCCTCCAAAGCGTTACATGTTGTTATTATGTATGATTCATCGATCACAGGTCACTACCATAGACAATTTGGTAGAGATGTTTATTAAAAGGATCAGAACCATCCATAAGAAAGGCAAAGAAGAATTAGAACTGATTAGAGAACAGCACCGATCAAAGACTGAAAATCTTATTTCCATTTTAACCGAGGTCCTAGAAGCAACAAACATCCATGATGATGATGCTTCAGCTGGTAAAAAGGTGAAGGAATTAATTATGGCCAAAGGCGGTATTGATGCATTGAAAAGCGATTGCGAATCCGTTTCCTCTTATAACGGGAATAATTATTTCCCCTTATTATGGAAGTTTTATAAGAGCCATAGAAAATCTCTATACCGCTTAGTCAAAATGATTGAAATTGATTCTACCACTCAAGATCGTTCTCTTGCCCATGCTTTGCAGTTTCTTCTGGATCATGAAAATCGTAAGATCGAGTATTTTCAATCAGATTTGGATCTTTCTTTTGTTAACGAACAATGGAGAAATACCGTTTATGTTGGGAAAGACACGGGTTTAATCCATCGAAAACATCTTGAAATCTGTATCTTTTCCAGTCTTGCTTCCGAATTAAAAACGGGTGATCTTTGTGTAAAAGGCTCAGAGAACTATGCAGATTATCGGGATCAACTGCTTTCATGGAAAGAATGCGAAGCGATGGTGACTGATTACTGCGAAGAACTGGGCTTTCCATCATCAACTTCAGATTTTGTTGACCAACTAAAACAATGGTTAACCGAAACAGCCGAAACGGTGGATTTGAATTACCCAGATAACGGACAGGTATTGATTAACGAAGCTGGGGAACCTGTTCTGAAACGATTGGTACGCAAGGATCCCTCTCCATCGAGTAAAGAATTAGAATCTACTATTGTTCAACGGTTACCGGAACGAAACATTCTCGATGTATTATGTAATGTGGAACACTGGACTCGATGGACAAGGCACTTTGGTCCGTTATCGGGATCAGATCCTAAACTCGAACAGGCAAAAGAACGATATCTCATCACTTCTTTTGGATATGGGTGCAACCTGGGTCCCGCCCAGACATCTAAACATATGAAGAATGCCGTAACGCCGCATATGATTTCTTTTGTGAATCGTCGCCACGTTTCCGCCCAAAAGATCGATCAAGCTATTCGGGATATTTTAAATCATTACAACCAATTCAGTCTGCCCAAACTTTGGGGAGATGGTACAACTGTTGCCGCGGACGGTACAAAGTATGACTTATACGAAGAAAATTTATTATCTGAATACCATATTCGTTATGGTGGTTATGGCGGCATTGCATATCACCATGTTTCGGATAATTACATTGCATTATTTAGCCACTTCATACCCTGTGGGGTTTGGGAAGCCGTGTACATTATTGATGGACTACTCAAAAATCAATCTGATATACAACCAGACACCTTACATGCCGATACACAAGGTCAATCCACACCCGTTTTCGCTCTAACTCATCTCCTTGGAATCAATCTGATGCCTAGGATTCGCAACTGGAAGGATCTGAAGTTCTTTCGTCCTCATAAAGATGCTCGTTATGAACATATTGATCCGCTATTTAGTGACGTGATTGACTGGGATCTGCTTGAGACACACTGGCAGGATCTCATGCAGGTGGTCTTGTCGATTAAAGCCGGTAAAGTCCTCCCTTCCACTCTACTTAGGAAACTGAGTAATGACAGTAAGAAAAATCGCTTATATCAAGCATTTAGAGAGCTTGGTCGAGTGGTAAGAACCGTGTTTTTGCTCAGATATATCTCTGACATAAAATTAAGAAAACAAATAAACGCAAGTACAAACAAAGTGGAGGCATATAACGGGTTCTCTAAATGGTTTTTCTTTGGTGGAGATGGCGTTATTTCCGAAAATGACCCGGAAGAACAGGAAAAGCGTATTAAATACAATGATCTCGTAGCTAACGCGGTGATTTTCCAAAACGTGGTTGATATGACGATGATCTTGTGGGGATTGATAAACGAAGGATATACGTTCTCACGAGAAGATCTATTCATGCTCAGTCCCTATCTTACCAGACATATTAAACGATTTGGTGAATATGTACTTGATTTAGATAATGTGCCCCCACCGATAGAAGGAGAAATTCCGGTATAAATCAAACAGGGTCACAAACTGGAAATAATATCCACGCTATGACCCATTTTTACACGTATCTCGGCTGAACCCCGCCCCCGGCTGGCGATCGGCTGTAACGGCGCCTGCAATCCGTAAAGCTGGAACAATAAATCTATCTGAACTCACCTATCTGTTCCCTGCCATGCCTTAATGGAGGTGAGGATACCATTAAGGAGTGTGGTAAAACAGAGAACTTCTTCGAATTCTGACCAAATAAAAATGGACTGGAACGAAAAAAGGGAGAGTTAAAAATCATCTCATCTTTTCTTCATTCACAGTCCATTGAACGTCCACTGCACAAAGGCAGTCCTCATTTACACATGGTCTGATTGGTGTACACTGCTTAAAAGCAGACTTCACCTTATCCATTTTTATTGGTCAGTTGGTGTCTTCGTCCGTATGAAATCGTTTATAGCTTCGAGTTTCATAGACGTGCACAACCTTACACCTGTTTGTTTTCCGTTGACCCAAAGGCCCGTCATTTGTTATCGATCCAAAGATCGTTGATCCGAAGCACCCACTTATGCTTCCATAAAAAATGACACAGTTCACACGTTGGAGAATGAGCCTGAATAAGGCTTCGATAACCACAAAGGTCAATGTCCCAAAGGATTAAATGCTACCTGTCGCGTGACTGGTGCTAAGAAAAAGGAAATCAAATTGGTTTTTTTGGCATCTCGCCGTGCTACAGCATCCCGCTAATAGCTTCATACTTCAAAGAAAATAGGTATATCTTGATTATAATCTAACTTTCTGGTAATTGAAAAGAGTCAAATTCATTTTCTGTCAATTCAAGATTGACAGACCATCCGGATTTAGTGGCCCAATGTAACTTATAGCGTCTATATTTTGAGATGTACTCAGAAAATACTCGTTCTACTAAGGTTTTTGCTTGGTTCTTTGCGCTGGGGACAGCAGGTACCGGTAAAGATACGGTGACATATACTTTTGTAGGTTCTTCAACAGCCATATTATGACCTGTAGGACGAAAGTATTCATGTACATAATCCACTAGTATTAGTCGGTATTGTTGATCTTCTCCGGTCAACTTCTTCGCCCACCTGGATGCTTCTTCTGTTTTATTTTTTAACTTATGTTCAATACCTTTAAGGTCAGCATAATTTAGCATTACAAAATCTGCTTGCTCTGTTTTTTGAGTTTCCTGTAATCCTTTTGGGGTTTGAATAAAATATCTCCTCAAATTAATTGCTCCTCATTTTCTAACTATCGATAAGAGAGGCTTATCGTTAATCAAATCTAAATTTATTGAACAGGAAATATCCAAAATCGCGTCAGGAGGCTCCAAGGTCCCGAATGATGGAGTACATGGCCTTTGCGGACATATTAATAACAAAAAGAATGACAGAACTACAATTCCCTTACCGTCTGCGTTGAAATACATTTTTCAAAATCTATATTTGTTTCCACTTCCACTTCGACAACTTTTAAATCTATCGTGAACCATTTTGGATCCTTTTTTATAAACTCTATCTCTTTTAGTGCCTTTTTTTCTGTAGTAAACAGTAGTACACGATTATCCCGATAATGATCTGAAAACCAATGCTCATTATTTATTTTGATCGCGTACATAAAACCAACACCTTCCCAACCCGTTTATTTCTCCCTCTCCTGCCATTTTAATAGATTCCATAATTTATACCACTTTGATTTTAAAAAGCGGTATAAAGGCAAAATCGAGAGTTTATATGCTAATCTAATTCGTACCGGTACTTCTCTATTGCGTTCCTAGCAACCTCTCGCATTTTTTTAGCAGCTGGATCATTTGATTCATACCCGTAATAGGCAATGTACTCCAAAGCCTTTCGAAAAGCCTCATACCTGTCTTTATAACTTCTTAGGTTATGACTAGGGTTATAGCCAGTTTTCTTCATGGTTTTCTTTAAAGCTTCTCCCCTCAGCTCGCTCGCTTTGCATCCACAGCTTTTTGTTTTACCCCCAATCAACCGCTCTCGGGGGACAACCTTCTCTGATCCGCAAACACAACGACATAACCAGTGTGATGTTTTACCGCCCTTCTCTAGCTTTATCACTGTGAGGAAACCGAATGTTTGACCCGTTACGTCTTTAATCATTTGTTTTTATTAAATCTCTCTGGTCATTCTGCAGCTGTTTATATAAATCATCACTACATTTATGGCAAAAGGATAACCACATTACCCCGGTTTCCTTTTTAACACTAATTGTCATTGCTGCTGGTTGATAACATTCGAAGCATTTATCTTTATCCGAGTAAGTAACTTGTATCATCTTTGATTCTCCTTTCAACCAATTGTAAAATGTAAGATCTACAATAATTGTTTTCCAATAGCATTACTGCAAAGAAAACAAAGTTTTATATCGTCTTTTAAGGGAAAATTAATCACTTTGTAGTTTTTAGATGGTTCAAGACACATATCACACAGCCGTTCGCCATCCTTTAGGTCCATAATCGATTTACGAGCCTTTTCTTCCAGCTTTCCTAATTCTAAATGCCATCTATCTAATTCATCTTGAATTTCTCGATCCGTTATTACATCTTTACAAGATTGGCAGGTAATGTCCTTTAAATCACCAAAGTTCGTATAGTAGATATTAGTCAAATCCTTGTTTCTTAAGGAAATGCAATATGTTTTGTTGACTCGATCATCCAGGGCGTGTATTTTTTGTCCTTTTTTGAATTGGATCAACTCAAATGTCTTATCCATTTTCATAACCATCCACATCCTCATAGGCTGCAGCCATTTGTCTCCAAGACTTCATCCGGTGATGGAATATCCCTGTTACATTTTTGTATTCCAGCTCGGTCCATTTACCGTTCTTTTGAGTCCATTTATCATTCATCAGTTCCCTGATTGTAGCCAGCACAATAGGGATTGGGGCCTCTGGGTAATAATGCTGCCATACCTTATAAAATTCAAAGGATTGCACCTTATCAATTCCATGATGTTCACAGTTATCTTTTAATAGATTCCAAGCCAAAGCTTGATCAGAGGAAGGCGGATTATTCTGCGAAGGTGTAACCTCGCCCAACCAACCATTATTAGTTAAATCATTATTAGTACTATTATTTATTAGTAGTGTTGGATTCTCCAGATCTGGATTGTCCAGATGTGGTTTTTCCAGATCCGGAAAATCCGTTTCTGGATCCACATACGGGTTTTCCGTTTCTGGTTCCTGTTCCTTTACCTTTTTACTCTTAGTCTTTTCAATCGGTTCCCAATGCAAGGGTTGCTCGTAGACGATCTTTTCCCATTTCTCAATACGACCCTTCGAATTTCTTATCGCTTCATTGGTAACATATCCGGCTAATTCTAATTCTTTAAATGCTGCTCTTGTGGAGTCCCGTCCATCTTTTGTGTGTTTAGTTAATTCAGTTATGTATATAGTCCAATCATCCGGCAAACTCATCAAATAAGCATGTAACCCTTTAGCTTTCCACGAAAGACGTTGGTCGTGGAGACCTGTTTTATCAAGCATCACATAAGGATTCTCTCTGTTTTTCCTCGTCCTGACCATTGTTTTATCGTTTGACATAATAAAAAATTCCTCCTAGATGTTTTGGTCTAGCAGGATTTTATCGCCCATGATAGAATTGTTATTAATAACAACTTAAAAAAGGGCAGACTTGTCCTACTGTCGTTGAGAAACCCCTGCCGGCCAAAGCAATGGGGTTTTTCTATTTCTACTATTTTCCACGTTAATCGACAAATTCCTTCTTTTAGTCTTTCTGTACAGACTTGATTTCAAAATCAATATTCAAATCCTTTTTAACAGCAAGGGCGGCAGCTCGATACCACACATCAGCTACCTTTTCCTTTAACCGTTGTTTGATTTCTTCCGGTGCGGTATCCAAGGGAAATGTTTCACCAGTTTTCAAGTCGTAAACTAGTGCAGGAAGTTCAATAATGTCTTCTGGTTTTTGTGCTCTCTTCATGGGTTAATACCTCCAAGTATTCAAAAAAAAGGGCTAGTTAAATCTAACCCTTATGTGTATTCCTACTTTTTTTCTGTTCTTCGCTCTCTTCGATAGATCGGCGAATTTTCTCTTTCTCACTCCTGACCAATGCAGGTATTAAATACTTATTGATTGCAGCGGCTAATTTCTCGGCTGGAACATCGATTTTCAATGGTACTCACTCCGTATAGTCTGTTATAGTTATTATTAACGTTTGTCTTACACAGCCGCTTCGTTGGTGCCAGCCACGGAGCGGTTTTTCTTATACGCAGAAACTAAATCCTCAACTTCATGTGTCACATTGCATCCAGGACAGCTCACACCAAAAGGTTTATTAGGTTCCTTCCTCACCTCCATCAACAAGCCCAGGTGAGAGCATGCGGGGCATTGAGTATGATCCAGAATATCCATGCATTCAGCTAATAAGAATTCTGCTAATGGATGCAAACTAATCACCTTCCTTTAAGGATTTTTCGATTGCGGAAAGAACAGGATCAACATGCTCGTAGTAAAAACGGTTATCTAATTCATCTCTAAGGCTTTCAACTTCCGGGTTTGGCCTGTCCGATTGGTAAAACGAAAAACACCAAAACGGGATGCTGATTAAATAGCCCTCCTCCCCTTCGCGTCCTAACCATTTCCAAGTTTCCCGATCGATCCGTTGAATAAACACTTCGATGTTGAAAGGTTGATCAGCTGTATCTATTAGAGTAACGACAAAAGATTTCATAATAGTCCTCCTTTAGATTTCTGGAGTGTGGAAACAGCAACTAAGAGCAAATAACGTTCCTGTTTGGTTAATCTTTTCCAGTCCCTAACTTTATACAACATTTCGACACTCTCCTCGACTAATTTTGTGTTGTTATGTAGTTATGAGCATGTATTTATCATAAAATGTATGTTGTTATGTTGTCAACAACAAGTTAAAATAAAATTATAAAATGTGATAAGGAGCGGATAAAAAATGGCTAGAAAGGCGTTTAATACAACGATAGATGAGGATTTACTAAAGGAATTAAAGTTTCTTGCACTGGAAAAGGATATGAAGGTAAATGATCTAATTGAGGCTGGTATTAGGATGGTATTAGAGAAAGAGAAAGAAAAGTAAATGTGTTTCATGATTTAAAAAGCACCCTTACCAAACGGTAAAGAGGTGCTTTTATTTTTGAATTTTTAAATAGATAATGATAAAAAAAGGAAGGAGAAAACACATGCCAATTAATGCTCATATGTTAATTAAAATGCTACAAAGCAAAAGTGAGCAAGAAATGAAGGTTTTGACTGCACAAGAACCCGATGTAATGCATCAGGTACGCAATACATTAGCGGATACACGGGTTCTTCTCGAGAGTAAATCAATAGACGAATCGATAGAGTTTACATTGTGGAATGGTTTTTGGAATGATTATGGGATCCACGGCCCAAGAAGGGAACAACCCAGAGATTTAGTTTGCAGTAAAGTTCAAAACCGGGGAAGATTACTAAATATTAATTTTGGCCAACACAATATTGGTAGAGAGTTTTCTTATGCTCACATCGGTATTGTGATAGCAAATTTCCAACGCATGGTCGTGGTAGTTCCAGTGACTAGCTCTGGAGGTAAGCAGATACCCAAAGAACTCAAAGATGCAATTATACCAGTTAAATCTAGTGATTATTTTCAATTCCATAATGATTCATGGATTCTGACCCATCAAATTAGAGCAATTGATAAGAATCGAATTAAGAAAGATTTAGGCAAATCAATAGCTTTTACCCCCCTTATGAAGGATATTGAACTTAGGGTGGAAAAACTCTACGCTCCGTACATAGCTAAACTACATCGCGATGAAGTAGTAGATTTGGAAGGAAAAATAGATCAAAAAGATCAACAAATCCTTTCTCTTACTAAAGAAATAGAGCATCTAAAGGAGTTACTGCAATCCCAGGCTGCAACTACGAAGGAAACTGTTGAGTAAAAAGTACAACGGAAATGGCCAAAAAACACACAAAAATGGTTAAAAAACATAACAAAATGGTAATAAAGCGACTCAAATGGTAAATAATGCACTTTGACTGTTTTGTTACATAAGGGTTAATCTATTGTCAGAAAGTTATATACCCTTGCCGAAAGGCTTGAGGCTTAGTTATTTGTTCATATACCCATGTCTAACTTGATCGGTACCATACATATTTTTTGGACATGAGGCTCGCCCCCAGTATATTGCTGGGGGCTTTAAATTTATAAAATAAAAGCAACCAGACCAACAGAGGTAAGTGTGCTTTATTAATACATAATTCAATAGCGTACATAGAGGTGGAAATTATTTGGATGCGATAATCGACTTTATCAATAATTCTTGGGTAGTCAGTATTTTTACAGGTCTGGCCGTCTACTTTATTACTGAATTTATAAAAAAGGTTCGAGATAAAAAGGCATATCTACAGCAAGTTAGACTAGCTAACAAGGAAGTGTTTAATACAATCAAATTGAGCATTCCGGAAGAACATTTGCCTAGTCCTCCAATTTTAAATGCAATTCATAGATCGACAGCCAAAAGATTTAACGTAAGTTTGGATGATATGGAATCCTTACCAATCATTCTGGATGATTTGGTTAAAGAAATTATGGACTCTAATTTCTTAGCCCATCAAAGCAAGTTGAATTATTGTGATACTTTACTGGAACTAAAGACACAGATGTTGCATGTTGAGGTTGAGGAGCAATCACATCATGACGAAAAGTTAGACGCCTTGAAATTAAAACAAAGTAAAGCAATTATATCGAGTGCGATGTCAGTGGTCGTAGCTGTGTTAGGTTCTTTTACGGCCTTTGCAATTTCAACTTTGAGTGATAATAGATCTAGTCTTTTTGGTTCTGATTTTACAATGACTATGTTTGGATTTTTTACGGCCGTTTTGACTATTACAATTGGTTTGGTCAGCCTGATCATATTGAGAGATATCAAGCGAAACAAAGATGCTGAAACTAAAAAGTATGACTAAAGCGAAAGCACCCCCACCTCGAAATGGTAAGGGTGCTTTTATTTATATTCCTATTTTGCTTCCTGTTCGTCTTCATCAAAAAGTGGCCCATCCATACGGTTAATAACGATCAGCATGGTATCTGATATTTGCTTAACCAAATCAGCAGGTAAAACCACAAATTCTTTTCCGTCGTCTTCAATCTTTTGAGCGTTTTCAAGAGTTTTGTACACACTGAACAGAAATTTTCTTTCCCCGTATTTCGATTTCATCTGCGCCATATTCCATCACTCCTCTACCATATTTAGGTAAATTATAGCATTGGTATATAGTTTAGTATTTAAATTACCTTCGTCAAATTTAGACTTGTACTCAACAAAAGCACCCTTACCAAACGGTAAAGAGGTGCTTTTTACATATTTCAAACGGTGCTTCTACTCCGAGTCGTGATATAATTAAAATATTATATTTTTGTACGGGAGGTTTAACCATGAGCGATGAAATTCTAAAGCAGCTGCTTGAAGAGATGAAGGCTATTCGTTCTGAACTTGCTGACGTGAAGGTATCCATGGCCACAAAGGAAGATGTAGAATCCATTCACAGTAAACTGGATATGATCCATCAGCAGGTGGCTGCCAATTCAGAGCAATATACGGATCTGGCTGGAAGGGTATCTGATCACCACACGGACATTAAGTTGATCAAAAAAGCTATTACGAATCAGTGAAAATAAAGCACCTCAGCAATGGTTATAAATCAACAGTTGGGGTGTTTTTTTTGTTTTGATAATAATTAAAATATAAAAATATACGGGTTTGGGAGGCGAAAACCATGCAAGCAGGCAAAGGAGATCAGTTAAGAAGAGAGTGGGGAGATAAACCTTGCGATCACCCATATCTAGAAAAAGAATACCATCTAGGAATGCATACTGGAGATTACATCTGCACTACTTGTGGTGAAGCTGGTTGGGGAAGGGATTGGCCAAAGAAAGAGCGGGAACAAAATAAAATATATGAATAGAGCACCTACTCAAGATGAGGAAGGTGCTTTTTAGGCGTTCTTCAACGTTACCGCTGTATCTTTCGCTAGGCTTCGTTACTGTGTCGTATGCGTTCGCTTAGTAATTGCATGTTATCGTTAGCTTGTGCTAAACTTTGTACGAAGGTGTAAATAAATAAAATATATTAAAACACTACACCAAAAGTGTAAAAATAAGTTTCCTAGATATAAATATAATTAGTTTTAAATAAGTAAAATAAAAAAAGACTGTGATCTCTAAGAGATACACAGCCAAAAATGGTTTGTATTAGTTATGACACCTCAATCAGGTGTCAAGCTCCAGTTAGTCTAGTGTTCTGAAAAAGAAGTAGATCCTTGGGTCGCCAAACTCAAAGGGGGTCTACTTCTTTTTTGTTGCAATGAATGTCAGTATGGCTACGATCAGCGCGATAAACGCAATGGTATACATGCCGAAGTTAAGAGCCAAAGTGATTGCATCGAATACTGACACCATATTCCCACCCCCTTTCTACGGGAGTGAGCTGACACCATTTGAGCGAGCCGTTCACTAATACTCACTTATTGTCACTTTTTTTCCTTTTTCAGTCAACTGAATTTCTAACTTAAACGAACCCCTTTTATAATAAAAAATGACCCCATAAATTTGTGGGAGCTTCCTCTCTCACCTGTAGTTAGAAAGGGCTCAAAGTTATTTCCATTCGAAGTCCATTATATAATGAAATTTTTTAAAAATAGACGTTTAGCAATACTAATTATCGGGAATAATGGAAATATGGGAGTAGAGTGTAAATTTAGAGGAATAAAAGAGTTAATCATGCGTTATTAAAATTACAGCGTATAACGCATGATATTCACGTGATTCCAGTATTTTTAATAGATCATAAAATTATATGAAGTTTGCATAAAACTAAACATTCTCAAATAATTTATTTACCTTTACACCAAGGGCCCGAGAGATCCGATAGGCCACATCGATAGTGGGCTTTGATCTGCCGTTCATTAGTCTTGAAATGGTGTCTTGGCTAACTTTTGCCATATAGCATAACTCTTTTGCCCGAATATCTTTTTCGGCCATATATACCTTAAGCCTTGAAGTACCCATTTCGTTACCCCTCCCAATATAGTTCTATTAGAAGGGTGGACAGGTTTAATAGATTTTAAACATTTGATTTCATCATTTCGTTATTGATCCATTTCTTTTCTTCAATATCTAAAATCATGTCAATCCATACACGTTTCATCGCTTGTACTTCAGGTAGCGAATCATTTTCCTCGAACCATTGCCTCTGTTGTTCATCCGTCATAAATGGAAGAGCAGATCTAATTTTTATTATTGTGTTTCCAATTGTTGTTGTGAAAACGGGTCTTTTATTTATCATAAGCATCAAACCTTTTTGTAGTCTTTGGCACACCATCTTTTCTCAGGCGGATCATTTCTATAAAGTACTCACGGTTCAAGTCCATGTACCGTTGGGATCTCCATAGGCTTAATTTAATAGTTTGTTTCATGTTGTGGCTCCTTTGATTTTACGAAAGTGATTTCACCTACTGTATAGAATATAATTTCTACCCATTTGTCCTTCCACTCTCAATCTTTTGCGTCCATCCCGGTCCATTGAAGGTTATCCCAGGACCACAGTAACCGAGTTACTCAGTAACAAAGTAAACGAATGAATAGAGAGGAGCCCTTTTCCTTTGCTGGTAATAGAACGTGGGACGCAACTGTCAGGTAAGATGACTGATTGGGCGGTCACCCACCCTACCTATGATGTGCTATAATCATTCCATTCCATATTCTTGGGCGAGACGTTCCGGCAAATGAGCGTCTATATAGTCCTGGACAAAACGGTCACGCGCTGCGTGATCTTCTTCTTTTTTTAGGCCGAATAACCCGGTCCGCTTAATCCGTTCTTCCTCTGGTTTAGTTGACCACTGGTGCAAAGCTTCCTTCCTCAATTGCCCCTTTACCCTCTCCATGGTGATCATTTCCGTGATCCGGGACTGCCTCTCTTCTAGCTTTTGATCTACTGTAGAAGCTGCCAGTTGCAAACGAACCTCGTTCATTTCCTTCATCACGTTCATAATCTGTTCATCCCGTGATTTTAAATATTCTACAAGTTGTCTATTGGCCTCAAGTATTTGTTCCATCTTTTCATCGAACGATTCAGGAACGAGTGAATATGTAGAACGAGGGTCGTTAGATGACTGAACGAGGGTCGTTCCATCGGTATCATTTTCATTATTAAGATTAGAAAACACCATACTTATGGCGTTCTCTAATCGAACACCCTTCGTTTTATTTAAATCATGAACCCTTCGCAAGAGGATTAAATCGTGATCGTGGAACGCACGGTTTCCTTGATCATCTTTTGAAAATGTGTAGCCGCTTTTTTCAATGGCAATACACCACTTTCGAAGCGTGCTGTCTGCAAGTCCTAAATTCTCTGCAACCTCTCGATTCCAATAGACTCGGTCTTGTTTGGATGCGTTCATTATACGTTCACCACCTCGTTATTTTTGATTTGAGTTTAACATCCAAAAACAAAAATAAAAAGGCAGTTGTTTAATGGATTCCCCTCAATATCCGCCTAATTAGGGCCATCTCTCTGTTTTAATAGTTAACCCTTATAATTGCCATCCGAAGGATGGAACGTTGCAGAATCGCTTTAATGAATAGGGGTATTCGCATGATTTTGGGGTATCTGAAAGGGCGGGTGCCCCGGTATATTTGATGGGGTAATGTCACCCTTATATCATGGGTTAGACACGTACCCTAATGGTTACTCAATTAAGTCGCGAGGATTAGTTCTAAGCTCTTTTTCCGTTACAACCTTACTTCTATAAGGGTAAGTGTTCAAAACGCGCCACAGCGACCGCTGTCGTGCGTCTGTGGTGGTGATAAAGCAAACAGTCGGGAAAACTCCAAACTTCTTTTGATAGCCACCGGCATCGTATACTGCTTTATAGTGGTCCAACTTCTCCTTGATGGCGTGAAGGGTCTCGGTGGCCCGGTCAACCTCCAGGAACAGCAGCTTAATGGTTTTACCCATCTGATACTCCACAAAGGAATCCGCCTCAATCTCGCCCACCTTGGCATGGATCGCAAAGCGACGCACCTTGCCTCCATCTGCTCTCCGTAACTGCACATAAGCCTCCGTTACAAGGACATGGTGTAGTGTTTGGTTGGATTTCTGGAAGGTTCTCACGTTGTCATAGCCGTGGTAGAACTCCACCTCTTTGGCTCCGGCTTTGGTTAAATAAAAAATCTTGCTTGAGTATTTATCCGGTTGCCAAGACTTCAATAGTCCGTTGTCTACTAATTGCTTGAGTAGTCGCCTGGTTACATTGTCACCATGCTTACCACTATAGCCATGAATGGCGTGAATTTGTTGGGTAGTCATGAAACGCAGGTGGCTAACAGTAGTTAAAATGTCGATCTCGCGGTCTTTCAATAGCATCTTGGTTTTTCTCCTTTCGGATGGGTTTCAGGAGTACATCTGCGTGGTTTTCTTCTAAGAGTAGGGCTTGAATTTGCCGCTCACCCTTGAATTGCACCAGGGCGCGGCCGGGAATAGGTGGAAGGTATTTGGCGTTTTCGTTGTCTAGGATAATGCGGCTGTTCACTCCGTTAATGACTTGGAAACAGATTTTAAGCGGGCAATTCGCTTTTATCTCGCCATCCAAAATTTTGGCTGAAGGGCGTTGAGTACATAGCAGCATATGAATGCCAAGGGCCCTGCCTAGCTTCCCAATCCGTTCTATGGAATCTAGGTCTTTTATTTCGGCTAATTCATCAATAATGAGAAGGTGATAAGGTACGGGCTCTGTTGAACAGAGGGCGTTATACTGTTCGATCTTTCTCACCCCGGAAGCACGGAATAGGCGCCCGCGTTCATCCATCATCTTGTTAACGGAATCAAGGGCTTTTTGAACGTCCTTGGCATCCTCCACAAATCGTTCAACGTGTGGCAGGTGTTCAAACAAGGAAAGCTCCATGCCATATTTCAAATCAATCAAAGTCATGGTTACTTGCTCCGGGGGCCTGAGCAGGGCCACGGTGGTTAAAAACTGCCGAAGGAAAACGGACTTACCGCCCCCGGTCTCCCCAGCATTCACTCCGTGTGGGGCCTTGGCAAAGTCGATCACTTCAATCCCTTTACGGGTCATCCCAAGAGGAAACGGGATAGCCTTGCCATCTTCCTTTTCTCGGATCTTCTCTATGTCGAAGTATTCCAGATCCGGCATGGGTACACGCATGATTTCAATGGTCAATTCGTTACCTTCTCCGTAAATATTGCACTCCCCATTAAAAGCGGCATCCAGGATGTTTTTCTTGTCTATGAATTGTTGAATGCTCAAACCGGGAATCAAACGGTACTGAAAGACAAATCCCCATGGGGTCTGTGCAAAGTTGCTCAACATAGGAGTTGCTTCCCGCTTGGTTTTTCCGTTATCGATCTTGACACAGAGCCCGGCTCGTATAAAGGTTAACCGCATTAACTCCGGGAAGTTTTCTTTGCGGGGGCGTAGCTTCCAAGCGATATGACCCACCACATACCCACCGATAACCTTTAGTCCATGAGCGGCCACTAAACTTAACGGGTCCAACATATTTTTTTCACCTCGATGTATAAGTCTCTCCAAACTTGGCGATACTATAAATAGACGGATGAGCAATCATCATTCGTCCGGTTGGCGTGCTCAAAAATAGCTGGCCGGGACGATGGTAAAAGGAAGGGTAAAAAAAGCCCCACCTTCCAACTTTGATAAAAGTTTTTGAGCATGTTCACTATAATTTAAAAACCACTACAAAGTCAGTCATATCACCAACTTTCAAAGTGTTATCGAGGCGTGTAACCTAAAACACATAGGGCAGACTCGACGTTCATACCTTGCGTTCACACTGCCTATTACACTATTAACGTATGCCTGGGCGTTTGTCCTAGTTGCAAGTCCAATAAAAAAGTATAAGTTAGTTAGCCTGCACTTTAGACACAGTCCTGTCGATTCGTTTTAGCACCTGTTTCATGTTTCCGTTGATCTGCCTCCCGGTAAATCGCAAAACTGTATAACCGTTCTTTCGAAGATACTGATCCTTCTTCCGATCGTGACTCTTCTGTTTTGGGGATGAATGATAAGCAGCTCCATCACATTCAATCGCAATTCTTCCAGGGAGGACAATGTCAATACTGAAGTGGCCACAAGGTACCTGGGTTCGTGGGCTGTACCCAGTAAAGATTAATGTGTCGTACAATCGTCTTTCTATAGGGCTTTGACACTTCATTCGTTCTGCAGTTTCTGGCGAGATGATGGCAGGCTCGGGTTTTCGGAGGAAGTAGAATATTGTGCCAATAGCAAGAAAAAAACCAAATACGATGTATTCGATTAGCATTAGATCACCTGAACTTTTACCGCTAGTTTAGGCATAAAAACAAATTCATAAACAAAAAAATAAGCCCACCATTTAGCTGGTAGGCATCACTTATATATTGTTCTGAGGGGGTTGATGGCTTTATTTTAATTGGTAAATATTTCAACGCTGTTACAGTCTTATTAATTTTAAAATGCACCGAATGATGTTCTCTTTTGTTGGTTTTGATAATCCCTTATCAAGCTATTAAAGCGTTTTTCTATCGTATCCACGGATTGATTGGCCGAGTTAGCATCTGCATTCCCTTGGAAGTTGACGGTGATTGGAGCATGAATGGTAATCGACGAATCTCCAGATCCGGCCCCCATTCCTAATCTTTGCCCGGCACGTTGCCATAATGCTTTAGCCCTCGCTGAACCATCCATAGGAATGATTGCTTCCGGGCCTGCTTCACCCACCATTCCCAAATGAGGGCTGTTTACAAAGCCTCCACGGGCATATTTTTTAGGACTTTCCTCTCTCCAACCTGTATAGCTCGGTTTGGCCCAATTCGGGATAAGATCCCAAAGCCCATTCCCCATTCCCATCGCAATAGATGCAGCTATAGATCCACCCAATTCTGTGAAAGCTGGAAGGTTTTTTTCTACTGATTCTGTTACAAAACGAAGCACATCCGATATTGCCGCATCGATCTTCTCTTGTCCTCCGCTATTCAGCCAATCCTTATAAGATTGAGCCAATCTATCCATTGCTTGATGGATTAATATGCTAAGCCGATCACCGAATCCAGGTATCTTATCCTGAAAATGTTCTAACACTGCTTGACGTCCATTTAAATAGTTTTCAAACGTTGACGTTGAATCAGATTTAATTGCAAATGGATCTTTCGTTTCCTGAGGATATGGGTCAAACAAATACCGTAAAGCATCAGAAAGATTTTCTAATTTAGCCGTTAATGCGGGTGTGTGTTTCTCTGCCATGTCAGCCATCATGAGAGCCAAATCTTTAACCAGTGGCAAAGTAGGGGTGAGAGCCGATATCTGCATGGTCTCTAACGCACCCTTGAACTGTTCCACCGCCCCCGCCGCATTATCCATCTTCTGCTTGGCTACATCAAGTGCAGTGACCTTGCTCATTTCCTGGTAGACATTTCGGATCCCTTCTGCTCCCTCTTTGAAAAGAATGTTGGCGGCACGTACAGCGTCAGATCCAAACATTTCAAAGAATGCTGAGGAACGCTGCTGGTCAGTGAGTTTTTTGAAATTCTTTTGTAGAATTCCAGATACTTCTGCCAAATCCTTTAGTTGTCCATTTGAAAACAGTATATTTTCACCTGTCTTTTTGTTGATCAGTCCGTACTTTTCAAAGAGTTGCGTTGCCTTTTTAGTTCCCGGCTGGACGTTAGCAAGGAACGTCTTCAATGATGTCCCGGCATCGCTTCCTTTAAGCATGTTATTACTAAATGCTGCCAGTACTGCGTTGACTTCTTTGAACGTGATTCCGATCCCCTCTGCCACAGGCCCTACAGCCGCTAACCCGTATTTGATTTGCTGAACGTTTGTGGAGGAAGCATTTGCCGCGCCTGCTAAAATGTTGGCCGCATCAGCAGCGCTCATCCCATCTTTTCTAAATCCGTTAAGAGCATCAGCCATTATTTCCGCTGCTGCCGCTAAGTCTAATCCACCTGCAGTAGCTAAATTGAGGGCTGCCTCCAATGCTCCTGTCTGTACTGTAGCCGGAGTCAGGCCGGATTTTAATAACTCTTCAATTCCTTGGGCTGCTTCAAGCGCACTATATTTTGTATCGGCTCCCAACTTTAATGCTAATTTATTCATTGCATTCATCTGCTCGTTAGTTAAACCTGTCAGAGCCTGGATGCTTGATAGTTGAGACTCATAATCTATGGCTTTTTTCAAGGATGCACCAAGATAAAAAGCAGGGCCTAATGCGGTGACTGCACCCATACCAGCCAACGATACCCGGCTAAGGCTGCCTAGTGCAGAACCTCCACCAAATACACCGCCCGTACCTGTCCGGTATTGATTTTTCATGGACTGATTTAATTTGGTTTGAGCGCGCTGTGCTCGCTCCAGTTGATTTGTTAATCTCCTGTGCTCTTCCTGGTATTTCTGAACAGATATTGCACCTTTAATATATTGATTATTAAGGTCGCGGATATCACCCTTAATGCCCTTCATTTGTGCTGAGGCAAAGTTAAACGTGCTTTTGAAATTACTAGCCATCTTAGCACCAATGGCAAATGATATTTCATGAACTTTACGAGACATTAGTTCTCACCTTTTTCTACCGACATCTGAAGCCAATCTAAGAAATCGACTAGCGGCATTTTGATCCAAAACTCAATCGAAGTAAAAGTGTTCCGGGCCATTGCTAAGAATGTTTTTCTTAAACTTCTGACTGCATCCCCATTAGCAAGGCCCACCCGAATAAAAAATTCCGTACCGTATTCGTTATCACCATGAAATCAGGTGCTGAGGTTTGAAAGATATCTTCCGGTTTTAGTCCGGATGCTTTTGCAGCAATAATGGCCACTCCTGTACTTGAGAACAACACGTTTTCACTTTTATCACCAAAGACCATCGCATCTTGCTCAGCTTTTATCATGTCATACCCTGTTAAGTTTTCCAGGTTCAATTCAAGCTTTGTATGGGTCTGTCCGTCTATCGATAACGGTTTGGTTAATGTAATTTGCATCGTTTTATTCCTCCATTAGTTTGATTTTAAGGATGTACTGTTTTTACAACTTTTTTTGATTAAACGTGAAAGCCATAAAATTCCCTTTGTAACCACCTGTCAAAAATAAAATTCTGACAGACGTTATTGATTTTCATTAAATGTTTCAAAAAGAGGTTCAATTTCATTATTTTCCAACCTCGACCTCAGTCTCCTTTGCGTATAGATTGGATAACTCTTGCAAGCAGGCATAGATTTCCTTCCGAAGAATCTCGTTAATAGCTGCGATGTTGTTTTCAAACTGCAACATAGGCGCTAATTTTGAAGGGAGGGACAAAAACCGAGTTTTTGTAACACTGATCATTTTCGTAAGCTCTCGGCAAACTTCATCAACCTCAATGAGCTGATCCTCCCTCTCTGCCAGATCCAGTTCCGCAATCCGGCGCTTGGCATGTTCATGCAAAGCTTTTTCACGGTTGTAGTCAATTTCTTGGTCCTCAACTTCGTGAATACTTGCTTTATACTGCAAAAATCTTTGAACATTTACTCGGACGTCGAATTTCCCCCGACTAACCTTCTGCAAAATACCCTCTCGTTCTAATCGCCGTATGTAGGAATCAGCCACACCGAGGACTTCTCCAAGCTGGTTTGTGGTTACAATGTAGTCCACACCACTACCTCCTTTTTAAACGGTACTCAATCAAGTCACCGTTTCCGCTTTTTTCGGCATTCTTGATCGGCCACTAAATGAAGCCGAATTTTTGGCGTGTGTCATAAAACGGAAACGGAACTAACTTTTTTTATTTGTATCTAGCCAAAAATCGGGCGCTCGCAGACCCTCAAAAAAAATAAATCCGTAGAAGGACCCATTGTTCAAGGGAAGGGTAGGAGCGCGTCATTTGCGCCCCCGCTTTAATCTCCTAAGCTCCCTTGTCTACTTCTTTGTAAAGAAACACAAAGCCGCTATCTTCACCTCCTTTCAAGTAGGTATATTAGCTATCAAATTTTCTGCGCTCACTCTTCAGCCATTATCTACGGTAATCCAAAGCCTTGTTTTTGCAGTTCTCACTGCATATGAATAAGTCCATCCTCACGTAGACCGAATGGGTGATGGAATCACATATCACGCACTTCCCTTGGTGCGGAACAATATCAAACCGATCTCTTGGATGCCTCTTTCGACCAATAAACAACCGCCTCGCCTTCTGATTTTGTTTCCTATCGCATTTCAAGCAGCAATGAATGATGGATATCAGATCATCGTCAATAGTCATGATTCTCGTGGCACCTTTGGGAATTTCCTTTTTACAGTAAACACATCGATCCAATAGGTTATGCCTCCTCTGTTATGACCACAGCTATCAGGTGCCTAATGTGACCGTCCACATCTCTAGGGAAGTACATCTTCACATCATGCGCTGATAGACCAAACATCTCTAACTCCCTTTCGATTTCTTCTTCCAAGGTTGCTGTATCTTCAGCCACAAATATTTTGACGCCTTTCATATATTCAACTCCTTTTTGATTGGTACCCAGACTTGGTACCCGGACTGTACCCAGACTTTAGAAGGCTTCAGCCCTTGATACATCTGAGGTACCCAGAGTTCCCGGACTTTTTTCACTTACTCTTATATTTTTTATTTCTATTACTCTCTCTACTAACTTCTATTTTTTTCATCAAGTTAATAGAAAAAGTCTGGGTACTCTGGGTACAGCCTTGATATACCTAGAAAAAGTCTGGGTACACTGTGGGTACTTTCTGGGTTCAAGTCTGGGTACCTTACAAAAATTCTGATGGAACACAAATCCCTTTCCATCTCCGTTTACCGCCTTTTTCTTTTTCTTCCAAAACTGTTGGTACAATCTCTTTAAGGCGTTGATTGAATTTAATACTGCTAACAGGTCTGAATCCCATCTCCTGACACCATTTGTCATATTCCCTATAAAGGCCTTGTTTGTACTCCCATACCTCCGGTTTAATCGTGCAGCACTCATCGATAAAGCCTGCCACACTATCACTTTCTTTGCGGTATTCGCCTACCATCCGGTTGACGGTCTCCGATTCACTAAAACCATTCTGCATTTCTAGTCTCCATAGCCCATCTATGGCAAGGTTGAAAAAACCACTTAATTCCTCCGGTGTTGTCATTTTATCGATCAGATTCTTATCTCCTTTCCCTGATCCCCTAAACTTGTGAGGGAAAGGAATGACAATCCATCGATCAAAGAACGCTTCGGTATTCTCTCCCTTTGGTAGTTGGTTCGCTGAAAAGATATGCTTTGCAAAGGGTCTAAACTCGAATGGATCACAGTTCTTTCGTTCTGCGGTCATCTTGTCGCCTGAAACCATCATTTTGAAGTCTGCCCCATCCAGAACCGCCCTGGCGGGTAGATCGGCATAAACGTTGATGAGCCTTCCAAAAATCTCTGCTTTCCTGAATCGGTTGTCTGTCATATCTTGAAGGCTGATGCTGCTGGCGTTCTCCTCTCCGATAAACCGGGAAAGGAGATTGATTAATGTTCCCTTTCCGTTTCCACCACTCCCATAAAGCATAAAGGCTTTGTCATAACCCACTTGGGGAACAAGGGAATACCCTGCAAATTCATAAATCAAGTTCACACAATCCCCCGGCATGATCTCGCTGATAAATCTTTGAATGGTGGGGCATTTGGCGTATCGATCATATTTAACCGGGATTTGAATGGTGCTTAATATGCTTGGGTCATGGGGTTTAAGTTCTAGTTCATCCATATCAAAAAAACCATTTAGCAAATTGATTAGCCGAGGATTTGGGTTCACTTGACTTGGCTGAACCACGGTTTGACTTTTGATCAAGTAGACCGTTTCCTCAACCCTGCTCTTTTTGGCTTTTATCCCCAATACCTCAATGGCTTTCTTTTTGACAAACTCCTCACCGATTGGTTTATATACTCCATCCTGGTAGACATATAGCCTACCCGCCATAGTGAAGAAGTGATATTCCTTCAAAAACCATTCCACCAAAAGCATGGGGATGAATTGATCATCGAAAAAAAAATGACCCCATGAAACGGATCCAAAATCCTCTTTCAAGGTTGAAACGCTATAATCTCTCCCGCTTGGCTTTTGCTGAAAGGCACTTTTTACAGTCTTTTGAAACTCTAAATCAGTCAAAGATGGCTCGAAAAAATACTGGTTGAGGAATTGACATACGGACTTAATATCCTTTTCCTTATAGCCAAATTCGACAAGCCTACAAGCATGGGAATAAAGGGTATTATCACGGCTTCCCTCGTTAACTGGGATGGGGAAAGGTCTATCTTTTTTTCCTATGTTTTTCAAAAACTCGAACATGATAGGCGTTTTAGATAGTTCTTTCTTAGCTGTATGTATCCAGTAGCGCCCTGGCGTCCCCTCAGTCGGGAAAACAATCTGCCCTTTTCCTGCTAGTCGGTAGTCCCCTACAAAGCCTCCTGCCATTAAAACTTTGGCATTCTGCCTTTTCAGTTTCCCGGTACTACGGAAAAAGAATTGATACCCATTTGGAGTCCGTATGGCATGAAACTGAAACCCCTCTCCTTTTAATGCCTGGTAAATCAGTTCACCCTCCTGCGGATCGTCAATATCTATGAGGTCGTAACCATCCGGGATTACCATCCCGATCCAGCCGCCCTGATTGGTCCAGTTATTGATTTCCTCGTGAGACAGCCCGGGTTGATCTACATCCTGCCACTCTTTACCCATTGGCTGCTTGGCGGTGCTATATCGTTTCGCCTCGTTCGTTTCCTTGTTAGCTGAAGAATATCCCCTAAGCTTGATGATTTTCTTTTGCTTTTCCGAACTCGGAAAGTAACGGTCCAGAGTTTTCAGTAGTTGATTTTTTGGTATAATAAAACCAAGTGAATCTCGGGTTATGGGCTGCTCCTCTTGGGGCAGCTTTTCTTTGTCTTCCACATTCTCCCTCCCTTCTAGATGTATTTGACTTTTCATCACCTAAACTATTTGGTGTTTTCGCTTATCCTCTCGGAAGTCGCTTCTTTAACGGAGTCATACCGCCTTCAAAGGCTCAAGCCAGCCTCTCTATTCAGTTTTCAAAGAGCATATTATTTACACTGTTGCTTCCATCGCATCGATGATTTCTTCGCTGTTCACTTTCTCAAAAAGCACGGACTCTGGAACTTGAAACACTTCCGCCAGACGCTTCCTCCATCCCGGATAAATGGGGAACATCCCCCGCTCAATGAGGGATAGATTGGATTTATTGATGCCTGTCCTATCCGCTACTTCTCGGATACTCCAACCTTTCATAACTCGGATAATCCGCATTTGCAGCATCTTTACTCCCTCCTTTTTCTGTTTTTAAATCAAACAACAAATGGCATTTACTGTTTGACAATTTCAGTGTAAAGCACTATCCTAAATATGTGAAGTTTTAGTACGGATACTTTTAACACGTCACCAAAAGGCGGTGTAAAAACTAGTGGGATATGTCTTAGTCATACCGAAGAAACGTGAGGAGGATGAATTTATGCTCGATACAAAGGGGCCCAAGAATACCTTAGTCAAACCGTATTGTTTAACACGGTTTAAAGTATTTAGTGAGTATGAAATGAATGAAGGGGTTTATAAAGTCAAGCAGGAGAGCATAAAAAAGGGTCCAGTAAGTACCTACAACCCTTTAGATGCTGATAACTTATTTATGGAGATATCCAAACTAGATATAGATAACGAGGCGGATCTGCAAGAGTTTTTTAAACGCTTCGGATTGTTAGGAGCATCCTACAAAAATGAAACGACCATGAAGGAAGGAAGAGAGTTTGTAGAGGATTATAAAACGCGTGGCATCATAGAGGATTTGGCCATATCTTGCGCCCGATCGATTGCTGATTTGAAAGAAGCCATTGAAATATGGGAAGTAGTTCAAACCGGGCATGTTCCAGCAGGTAAAATAGAGGAAATTTCTAACGATGTATTGCAAAGTACACGAAAGTACCATCGTTATAGTTCATCTGAAATTGAAAAAGACAAACGTCTAAAACGAGCAATGAACTCTATCGGTATTGCGCCGAATGTTTTTCACTTTTATTTTACGTTGGATGTGAAAGAATACCACAACTACGACAAGATTGATCCCTATATCATGGCTCGTAGGTATCTCCAGTATTTAATCAATTCTAATTTCTCCGGGGTCTACCCAGCCATGCAAGATGTGGATGGTCAATTTGTACCGGCTATAGAATTCGCCACTCCGCTTGATACAGCCTGGTGGCAATTCCAACAAGCGGTTATAGGAGGAGTGGAATTTCGTCGCTGCTTGAATCCAGGTTGCAATCACTCCATTTTCCCTGTACGAGATAACCGTCAGAAGTTCTGCCCGCCGCCATTTGGCAAGAATAAAAGCAACTGTGAAAATGCCTATAATCAGCGAAACCGTAGAGCATTGAAGCGAAATCAGGACAGAGTGATCCAACTCTTTGAAGAAGGAAAAACCGTTGAACAGATCGCGGAAGAAACCGGGATCGTATCTGAATTCATTGCTAAACTTGAGCCTAAAAAATAAGCCGGGGATTCCTCCCTGGCTTATTTCTTTATATTTAATTCGTTCTTAATTGCCTCAATCCACGATAAAATTTGTTCTCTGCAATCCAAATATCGTTGACTACTTTCCTTCAAATCTGGATTATCCATGACTATCTGATAACGTTCTTCGAGCTTCTCTTTAGAACCTAAAGGCATATTAATCCAGGGGATGATATGATCTGGATCAGAGTTATGAATTCTTCCAATCGCGTAAGAAATGTCAATACTAGCGTTTAATTCACCTGTCCTATCAATTGATGCATTATACCTTCGGATTGAATTACCTAATATTGTATCTAGTTTTTCAGCGGAAATTTCAAATTCAGAAACTGATTGTTGAATATTTTTCAACAGTATTAAAAAGTTCTTTCTTTTTGGTAGCATTTCCAACCACAGATCGACGGGATAATTTAATAATAAGTCCATTATTTCTTGTGCAACAACGGGGACAGACCTTTTTGCGTTGGTAATATTTAACGAATCTTCTTTATGAATAATAGCTCTTACGCGTTCTTTTAGGATCGCAAGTTCCCGATCAAACCCATTACGCATTCTCTGTTTCTCCACTTTGAGTTGAACAAACCAAACGGCCAGCCCAACAAAAAGACCGGTCCCTATACTGTAGAGAATCCCGGAATACATAGCAGCCCAAAAAGAAATCCAAAAAGCAACTGCTTCTGGCGTCCCGTCTGAAGGGATACCGGGCAAAAAATCCATCATGATTTCACGCCTTTACACAAAATTTTATTCATTTGTATATTTAACATATTTAAGTTGGATTTGATCTCGATATCTAGCTAACTTATTCAATCTATCTCTAATATCTTCTTTTACTTCTTCGGACAATTCTTCTCGAGCTGCACGCGATTCATCCGTATAACCAGACCATAGCCCCATCTGCTTAGTGTCTTCCACATAGTTATATCTGGGTTCTTTCAACGTACGCCCAACATTTATAACTTCTTCTTCAAAATGTTTTACAAGGGTGTAGACTGTTCCATCAACATCTATTGAGTAATTTAACATCTCTTTTATTGTTTTGATTAAATCCGGTATAGGATCAACATTGCTATTCCTAAACTCCAAAAGGCGATTGCTGTTTAAGATATGTTCAAACCGCTCAGTTATTAAATCTAAATTTTTTAGTTTTACAGGAAACACATCAATAAATCTTTCTTTTGCCTGGCGGTTTAAAGTATACCTCACCCCAACCAAAGTGAGTCCTCCACCTATAATAGCCCCTGTCCAGGTGAAGACATCACCGACGAACGATGCTTGATTTGGAAAGAAGTACATTAACATAAAAGGTATAAGAGCAATATCTAAAACTAACCAAAAAGCTATCATCAGCCAATTTATTAAACGACGTTCAAAATCCTCTTGTTTCACGGAATCACTTGCTCCTTCTAGCCTGTTTTCCATGGATGAGCTTCTCCACCATGGATATTTTATGCAGATTTTTATTCATTCACTGGAAAACACAATCCTTGATATAATGCGGATTTAGATCATGCATAAATTTTGCATAATATAGAATCATAAGCAACCTAATAGGTAAACGCCACAAAGCTTAACAATACTTGATTTTTAGGGAAAAGGCACATCTAGATAATTTCGTAAAATAGAGTGATTATGAAATAAATAGGTGCGTTATCCCCAATTCAATGCATACGATATACATTTTATAAAGCTTTATTTAAATCCACATCTATGCCAGCTCCTTTTACCAAAAAAATCCTATAGGCTTTATGTATTATGACATATAAACCGCCACCAGTGCCCAACGACTTTTCCCATGGCCCAACTCCCCGTGAACAATGTTCACGCAATCTTGCACCCACCCAAACAATTGGCGGTCGGGATCCATGGCATCTTTCGATATTCCGTCATCCATTCTTCGGCCGCGCTCCCTGTTTTTTAAGATATAATCAATCATTATTTTCCCCTCAGAAAATCGATCCCCCATAATTTGTTCTAATCTCCTTCTTGCATATGTGTGTCTGAATCCATGAAATCCGGCAGACTCAACACCAGAAGCTTCACAGGCGCGTTTTAAGCCCTGTCTGAGCGTGTTTTCTTTGAGTGGGAGTATTTTATCCTTTGGCCCTTTGTTTTTAATCAAATCAAGCAATTCTGGAACGTAGGAAGAGGGTACATTCAGGTATAGAAAACGTCCGCCTTTGGTGATCCCCTTACCGTCCGGAATTTCAATTCGTAGACTTCCATCCTCCTGGGTAACTACGTGTTCCACTCGGATATTACAAATTGTGACCGTCCGAAACCCAAGGTTCACGGACAGACGCATGGCAGTAGCCACTCGTTTTGACATGTGACTTTCTAATTTATCGATTTCCTCCTGGGTGTAGCTCCGATCCTTCGGCATCTCCTTTTTCCTCCAGTCAATTAAACGCTCCTGCATAAAGGTGACAGGCTTTCGGTGGTTTTTCTCAGAAATCAATCTCATGGCGGTTTGGAGCTTCAGCAAATGGCTTTCCACATTGGTTAAATAACCGTTGGTAACCCGTTGACCTTGTAACCAATGAATGTAAGCTGCATGATGTTCTGGCTTTAGATCAAAAATACTCTTCACACCAAATTCGCGCCTGGCATACTGAGCAAAAAGGATGCAGCTCCCCAAGACCTTTCGAAAATATTTGATGCTGTAAATACCGGTCACTTTATTGCTGCCACCGATCTTCTTCTTCGCTTCATGCTTGGACTGACCGATATAGTTAATGACATTGAGCACACTTTCCACCTGGTATTTCATTGATCCTAATTTTTGCATGACAAAAAAGACTCCTCCCTAATTATTTTTCAAAAGCTGATGGGGTGAGGGTCTCCCTCTAATCCGTGACGCAACGTGCCAATAATGGGACACATAGAAGGTAATCGTAAAAACGTATTTCAGCTAAAGACCTTTCGGCTCGCATGCCCATTCTGGACAGCAGATGACGATTGGCCTCCTACGTTTCCCGATATCGCATCGTCGCATCTCTTCTAAAAGAAGTGCTCTTGGTATTTATAAACCGCCCCGGGGTTCAGCCGAGATACGTGTAAAAATGGGTCATAGGATGGATTTTAATTCCAGTCATGACCCATTTTTATGATGTAGCTGAATTTTCTTTTCAACTCTCGAATCCCGATAGCTGAATAAAAAACCATTCGTTGGAAACCATAAATTTGTAAAATTGCTAAGGAGGTATTTTCTATGTCCCTAATTCCTTATGAACCATTCCGTCATCTTGAAAACATGAGAAGAGAATTAGATCGCTTCTTTACAACTGATCTTCCAACATTCAGAGCTAATTTTGGGCATAACTTTGGTACACCAAATATTGATATCCATGAAACTGAAAATGAAGTGGTAGCAACGTGTGATATTCCGGGCTTAGAAAAGAAGGAAGATGTGAATATTGAAATTGAGAACAACATGCTTACCATTAGTGGCACTATCAATAGGGTTAATGAGGTAAAAGAAGAAAATATGCATAGAAAAGAGCGCTTTGTTGGTCGTTTCCAGCGTGCTGTTGCTTTGCCAAGTCGAGTTAATTCAGAAGGTGTAAAAGCAACATATAAGAATGGTGTTCTAGAAATTCGGATGCCTAAAATGCAAGGCGGAAATAAGAAAAGAATTGATATTGACTTCCACTAAAAATTTATGCCTTTATTAGCCGACATCATATACGAAAATAAGGAAGATTTCTTGGATAAATTGACTGATGATTGTCCAGTTTTTACAGACCTTTTAATTCTAACGCTTCAATTACCCGATTCAGAGAAGAAAGCTATTTTAGAGGTTCTAACTTCATGTATTAAAGATTGTTATGCTTCACGACTCTATATGTAAGACCAATCGTTGATTGGTCTATTTTATTGCGCTTATTGAAGATAACTTCCCGAGAGTTGAATAACCATTATCCTAAAAACGACCGTTTTTCGCATTGTTGATCACGAACATATTTTGTGGTCTTTTTTTGTTGAATTTCAATGCGAAAACTTATATGAAAATCTATATTCAAAAAGCATCCGTTTTTAGTATGATATTGATATAAAAACGAGTAAGTAAGGATGATAGATCTTGAAAATTGGTTATGCTCGGGTTTCTACCCATGAACAGAATTTGGAAATGCAGATTGATGCTTTGAAACAATACGGGTGTGAGGAGATTTTTACAGAAAAGGTGTCCGGTACAAAGGATGATCGGCCACAATTGGGGATAGCACTGAAGACTTTAAGGTCTGGTGATATATTTGTTTGTTACAAACTAGATCGAATTGCTCGATCGACTAAAAAATTAATCGAGATATCTGAGACCTTAGAACAACGAAAGGTAGAGCTGGTTAGCTTACAGGACCACATTGATACAAGTACGGCAATTGGAAAGGCCATGTTTAAAATGTTGGCTGTTATTGCAGAGTTAGAGGCGGATATTATACGGGAAAGAACGTTGGCCGGACTTGCTTCGGCACGTGCTAGGGGAAGAAAGGGCGGCCGGCCCGCAGTTGGTTCGAAACAAATTGAAAAGGCTGTGAAACTATACGAGTCCAAAACGGTTACACTGCGTGAAATTAAGGATATGACTGGAATTTCACCGTCCACACTTTATAAGTATCTAAAGAAAGGAAACTAAGGGAGACAGTTGAATTGGCATCCATTGAACGAACAGCTTATCCAAGATTTAAGAGAAATCCAACCGTCAAAGAACTTCGT